CGCCACGCAGCGGGGAATCATGCCCATCGCCGGGGCGGGCCGTCAGCCTATGACGCTGGAAGACGAGATCAACAAGCGTCTGGCGAAGGTTCGCCGGACGCATGACATCACCGGTGAATATCTCCGAGTGGGCGGGCTCAAAGGCCGCATCTATGACGGTAAGGGAAAGGAGCTCTACAACCTTTTCGAGGTGTTCGGCATCAACCAGCTGAGCGTTGACTTCAAGCTTGGCACGGCCGGCACCGACATCCGCGCCAAATGCGAAGAGGTCTATGCCCACATCGAAGACAATATCGGGGATGACGTCGTCTCCGGTGTCCGCGTCGAATGTGATCCCGGCTTCTTCGGAAAGCTCGTCAGTCACGAAAAGGTCGAGCAATTCTACCTGCAGGCGGCGCAGGCGCTGGAATTGACGGGCCGGAACATTCGTCAGGGCTTTAACCTCCATGGGCTGGAGTTTGCCGAGTACCGCGCCTCGGCGCCGGGCATTGATGGCCAGGTGAAGAAGTTCATCGGGGCGAATGAAGGTCATGCCTATCCGACTGGCACGACGCAGACCTTCGAGGAATATAACGGCCCGCCTTACGATATTCGTCAAGCTAATCAGCTGCCGACTTCGGAAATCTTTGTCTCGCCGAAAGAGCTCGATCACGGGGCCGGCATTGAGCTGGCAACGCAGTCCAACCGCCTGCCCATGTGCAAGCGGCCGGAAGTGCTGGTCCGGGTTTACTCCTCGGATTGATCCTCCAGGCAGACGTGACGCACCGTCCGCCCTCGGGGCGGGCGGTCTTTCAAAGTGCCTGCCCGCTGCAGGCTTTTTGGAAGGCCGCAGACAAAGGGAGATTTCAATGAAGCTCATCCAGGCAAAGGTGCTTTCGACGCTCCGTTATGATGGGGCGCACCACGGCCCGAATGCCGTCATCGGCATGACGGAAGCAGATTTCGAGGAGAAGAAGGCCGAGGGAATGGTTTCCGCCGTCCCTGCGAAGCGGGAGGTGGAACGGCCCGCAGGCGAGGCGCTTCTCGATGCAATCATCAATGCCATGCCGGGTCTCGGCGAAGATGACTTCAGCGCCGATGGCAAGCCGAAGGTAAAGCCGCTGGAAGCGCGTCTCGGTTTCAATATCGACGCCGCGCATCGGGATGAGGCACTTGTCCGCCTGGCTGGCATCATCGGAGCTTAAGGCGCATGCCCTTTCCCGATCTTGCCGATGAAGTGCTCGCCGCCTGCATGGATGAGTTCGCGCGGACGGACATCATCTGGCGGCCTCTCGCCTCCGCGCCTGGTCATGAGGATGTGCCGGCGCGCGGGATCTTCGATGACAAGCATGAGTTTGTCGAACTCGATGATGAGGGTGTGCCGGTCTCTTCCCGCGATCCCGCGCTCGGCGTGCGGTTTGCTGACTTTCCTGAAGGGCTGCAGCCCGCACAGAAAGACCGCTTCGTCATCGCAGGCGTGACTTACGAAGTCTTTGGCATTCATCCGGACGGGCAGGCCGGGGCCACGCTGCGGCTGAAGGAGATCGGCTGATGGATGAGGATGAGTACGCCTTTCAGCTCTTCCAGATCCGTGACATGGCCGAGGCAAAGCTGCTCGCGGCGGGCGTGTGCGGCGGTAACGTCCAGAAGAGCCGCATCATGCCCTGGGGCGAGGACGAGCTGGACGGCGATGGCCGGGTGAATGTCTATCTGCGCGGCGTCTCCATGCAGAGCGTTGGCGCGGTCCGGCCGCTGCAGTTTGATGACCGGGTGCAGATCGCCGTGCAGATCGGGCGGCGCGCCAATTCCGCGGAGGCGGTTGAGGCGGCGCTTGAAACTGAGGCAAAAGCCGCGCTCGGTGCGCTGCTCACGGATGCCGAATTTCTCGACCTATTCGAGGAAGTGCCTTCCGTCGAGCTGGCTTATGACGTGCCGGAAACGGGCAAGGGGTATGAGGCGCAGGCGCTCATTCTTTTGACCGGCACCTACACCACCATCTGGCGGCGCGAGCATGTGGATGACTTCCTCCGGCTGCGCGGCCTTCCGCCGGAGCATGGCATCGATCTCGACCCGGATGAGGAAGGGGCGGAGATGGGCTTCTCTGTCGATCTTGACGGCGCGGGCGGGTGAGCCGCGTTCAATCTGAAAAGGACTGGAAAATGCAAAAGAAGCTCTGGCTTACGCCAAAGCCGGGCGAGCTCGTGCGCGACCCGGTGAACGGGCAGCACCTGCCGCCCGAAGGCGCGGAGAAGCCGCTCGATATGTATTGGCGCCGCCGCCTCAAAGATGGCGCGGTGACCGAAGGCAAACCCCAAGCCGCGGCGAAACCCGCGCCCAAGAAGGAGGGCTAACCCATGAACGTGGTCATGGAGAAGATCCCCAGCAATCTGCGCACGCCGCTCTTCCAGATCGAGTTCGACGGCAGTCAGACCGGCCTGCGTGCGGAGATCGCGCCCTCGCTCCTGATCGGCCAGAAGCTGGCGGCGGGCAGCGCGGATGCGGATGTGCCCGTCCAGGTGTCGGGCACCGAGCAGGCGAAAGCCCTGTTCGGCGCAGGCTCGATGCTTGCCCGCATGGTGGAAACCTACCGGCGTGGTGACAGCTTTTCGGAGCTCTGGTGCCTGCCTGTCGCTGATGACGGCGCAGGCGTAGCCGCCGAAGGGACGCTCACCTTCACCGGCCCGGCCACGCGCGCGGGGACGCTGTCGATCTATATCGCCGGGCAGCGCGTGCGCGTCGGTGTGGGCGAAGGTGACACGGCCAATGATATTGCGACGGCGGTTGCCGCAGCGGTCACGGCGGCCGCTGAGCTCGCGGTTGTCACGCTCACGGCCAAACACAAGGGCGCGCTCGGCAACGACATCGATCTGCGCATGAACTATCTCGGCGCGCGGGGCGGCGAGGCGCTGCCTCCCGGCGTGACTGTCGCCATCGTGGCCATGGCGGATGGCGCCACGGATCCCGATATCGCGGATGGTGTGGCTGCGCTTGGCGATGAGCTGTTCGATCATGTCGGCTGCCCTTACACCGACACGGCAAACCTCGACGTGATCGAGGAGGCCTGGGGTGACGGCACGGGCCGCTGGGCCTGGGACCGGCAGATCTATGGCCATGTCTATGCGGGCAAGACCGGCACGGTCTCGAGCCTCGGCACGGCCGGCAATGCGCGCAACGATCCGCATGCCACGATCATGGGCTACAAGGGCAGCCCGACGCCGCCCTGGGAATGGGCAGCATCGCTCACCGCGTCATCGGCCCGGGCGATCAACATCGATCCCGCCCGGCCGCTCCAGACCTTGCCGCTGACCGCCGTCATGCCGCCGGTGCCGGAAGACCGCTTCACCCAGTCCGAGCGCAACATCCTGCTCTATGACGGCATCTCCACTTTCACGGTGGCGGATGACGGCACGGTCAGCATCGAGCGCCTGATCACGACCTATCAGAAAAACGCCTTTGGCGACCCGCATGATGCCTGGCTCGATGTGAATACGCCAGCCACGCTGACGCGCTTTGCCCGGCGCATGCGCTCGATGATTACCACCAAGTACCCGCGCCACAAGCTGGCGGATGACGGGGACTTCGGGCGCGGCTCGAATGTGGTCACGCCGTCGATCATCCGCGCGGAGATCGAGGCCGAATACCGGCTTATGGTGCGCGAAGGCCTGGTCGAAAACGTCGAGGCCTTCATGGAGGCTCTTATCGTCGAGCGCGATGCAAATGACCCGAACCGCATCAATGTGCTGATGCGCCCGGATCTGGTGAACCAGCTGCGCATCTTCGCGGTGCGCAATCAGTTCCTGCTGCAGTCGCCGCAGGCGCAGGCGGCATAGGAGGCAGGATGACCCGCCTGAAGACACCTGAAGAAGTGGCCCCGGAACTGGCAAGGCAGCTGGGGCCGCATCTTGACCTCCATCCTCAAGTCCGCGTCACCAGCGTGAACGTGGCTGAGGATGGCCGGTCCCTGATCGTCGAGGGGGAGCTCCCTTCAATGGCTGAGCTGCGCGCGCCGGAAACAGTGCGCGTCGATTCGGAATGGCTTGCGCACGCCGTGCGCGACATTCTTCTAACCGCTTAAGGAGAAGGAATATGGGCAAGAACACGGTTGGCGGTGTCGGCTCCGTCTCCGTCGACGGCGTGCAGGTCCTGGCGCGCGGCAACGTGACGTACCGGATCGGCGGCAAGGTTCGCGAAACGGTGAACGGTCTTGACGGAACGCACGGCTTTACAGAAACCGGGCAGGCTTGGCGTGTCGCCTTCGATGCCTCGACGGTGCGGGACACGGACTTGAAGCGCATCAAGGAAGCCGATGAGGCCACGGTCCTGCTTGAGCTGCTGAACGGCAAGCAGGTCAAGCTCTTCGACGCCTGGTTTGTCGGTGACCTCGAGGCGAATGCCGGCGACGGTCAGGCCTCCCTCGCATTTGAAAGCCGCGAAGGGAGCATCGAATGAGCGGAACCGTAAAGCTGAGAAAGCCGGTCGAGTGGCACAAGGAGGAAGTGACGGAAGTCAGCTTCCGCGAGCCGGTCGGGAAAGACCTTATCCAGTGCGGTACGCCGCTCGATATGTATCTGCCTGAGGGTGACGGGGAAGAGCTGAAAGTCGCGCGTGTCAATGCGGGCTGCATTGCCAAGCTGATTGCCCGCTGCGGCTCCTCGCAAAGCGGCGGTGCGCTCGGCGCGGGCTTTGTCGAGAAGTTGTGCATTGATGACTTCAACGCCTGCCAGAATGAGATACTGGCTTTTTTCGGCGGGCCGGACGAGGCGGAGACGAAGACCTCCTCGACCGGTACTACACACTGAGCTGGGTCTGGAAAGACCGCAGCCTCTTCGATCTGCCGCTCTCCCTGCTTGCGCTCGAAGAGCGGCAGACCCTGCGCCTCATCGATGAAGAGAACGAGGCCGTGAACAACGCTGCGCGCGGCTGAAAGGGAAATCTCATGGCAAGCAATAAGGCGCTCCGGCGCACTTTCGAGCTGGTCGACAAGGCCACAATGCCGCTCAAGGGAATTCAACGAGGTTTCCGCGCCGTGGGGCAGACCGGCGCGGGGGCGATGGCTGCGCTTCGCCGTGCCCAGCGGCGTCTGCGGCTCGATCGGC